CTATATAACATATTTCTCTGTCAGAAGTAATGGCATGTTTCCAGCCAAGACTCATTTTTCTAACTGTTTCTTCTGTATGGTTAAAGTATTCCAGTACCTGATTAGCAAATATTTCCAGACTGCTTTTAAAATCCTGAGCTATCTCTTCTGGTTCAGGCATAGACTGCATCTCTTTCACATAGTCATTTGCCTCTATTTGAGAAGTACCAGCCATAGCCATTCTTGTCTGTTCAAACTTCAAGAGCATACGCTCCATTACAGACTTCTTAATCTCCTCAGATAACTCTTCATTAAACTTTCTAATAGCTTCCTGACTAATAAAACTGGCATGATAGTTATCTCTGCGTTTCAGCATCTCACCATTTAGATAACTGTACTTACTAAAAATCCTATTGTAATGAACTATCTCTTCGTCTATATCTATTTCCTGACTTAGCTCATTAGGTACATTTACTCTACAAAAATCTTTAAGAGCATCTCTGAACCCATCAATTCTATCGTTGATAACATCATACCACAGTTTCATCTGCTTGTAATTATGAACTACAGTAGTATCATAAGGTACAATATAGTCCAGATATTCCCGGAACCATTTACCATCTTCTTTGTATTTCTCTTTTTCAGAAACTCTTAGTCTATATATAGGTTCAAAATAGCTCATTTTCCTATTCGTTGTTTAAGAAACTTTGACATCTTACCAAATGGATTATTTTTTTTCTCTAAGCCCTCTTTAATAGAGTGTTCTATTTCTCCTAAAGCCAGAGGAAAACCCATTAAACTTGAAACTGCATCATAGTTTCCTTTTAGTGTATAATTTTTAATTTGTCTTACAGTAAATATACATGGTAATCTAAATATATTTTTATCTACTACTCCTTCTATCTCTGTCTCTTCTAATAACCAATCATTAAGTCTATCAAGCATTGCTATTTTACTTATCTGAGAACCAACTATAAATCCTGTTTTATTTGTATGTTTCAGATAAATATGTTGTCCTTGTTCAAACTGAGGTTGTAAGCATAATAAATGACCTTTGTTTCTTTTAAGAAAGTGTGATCTAAGCCTTTCACCTCTGTTTGCTTCATACCATAACTGTCGTAATGGATTACCATAAAAAGCTATTAACTTTTCCAGAGTATCATTATACCCATCTAAGCCATTAATATGCTTTCCTATATAAGTAGCAGCAAGACAATTGCCTTTTGCACCGTAAGGTATATATTTTGGATTAACCCATACATGAGCAACCCCTAAAGAACCACCTTCGTCCCAAGCATCAGATACATAAGGGTCATGTGTTATGATATGAGCATCAATTGGGATCTTACCATTGTACTTAAATGGCTGTTCATACATCATTACTGTACCTTCAAGACTTTCTTTATCTTGAAAGTTATCGTCATAAATAGGGTAAGCTGAAGGATCAACCTCATAGTTAACTCCTTCTGGTCTTGTATTATCCCAAAATAATCTAATAGGTGTACCTATACTTTCGTATAGATTATTCTTTAACAGTTGTTTTTCTCTTAGTTCAGCTTCTCTACCAGGAAGTAGTTCACCTTCAGATGCTATCCACATATGTTCTATCTCTGTAGGATAGTTCATCTTCCAGTTGTTTATAATAGCAGCATCATTGGTATTGAGTTTTTCCTCAAGCTTTTTATTGTAATACTTTTTAGCAGCTATCTCGTCTGTATTACCGTTTTTATCTTTAAATCTTTTATCTACTATATAAGCAGGTAAGAAGAAACAATGGCTTTCATCATCTTTTCCTTTAAACTTTATACAGTTATAATCGTCTGGATGTGTAAATATCTTTTGAGCTGCTTTAATAGTATGTATATTACCAGAAGTACCTATACCTATTCTGGGTGCAAACTGTACACCATCTACTGAAACAACAGCTTCATCTGAACCCCATGCATTGAGAAGGTCTTCAAACAAACCAATCTCCTCATACATAATTAGAGACCTTCTACCACCTGCACCTGATTCAGCACCTGTTCTTTTATTAGCAGAGTAACTCACATGATAAACTGTACTACCTGTACCTCTTTCTTCCCAGCCATTACCTGCTTTTACCTGAAACCTATTAGTCCAACCTCTTTCATCATCTGTATCAAAACTACCATTCATTTCCTTGTAGAAAGGACAAGGTTCCCAATCATCATCTCCTACCTTACCCCATGTGCCAGCTTCTGGATGAGTCTTCAGGAACTTAGAACTGATCTTCATAAAAGCTAGTGTCTTAGCAGACTTGCCTTTAATACCAGCTCCTACATTTATAAGTATTTGGTTAGGGTTTCTTATAACTTCTTCATTATATACTTTAGCTCCATCAAATGTTATATCATAGAATACTTCAGCTAGTATATGATATAAACTATTGTGAGTTGGTATATAGTCTTTAGTAAGAAACAAATGGTCTTTGTTATCTACCATAATACAAGTCTGACTTGTACTATGTGTCTTCTTAATAGACTTTAAGCTTACTTGACCATAAGTTTTTTTGCGTACTCTCTTTAGTTTTCTACTTAAAGAAAAAACAGGCAAAGAAGTATTAATATAAAGCCTCCAATAAGTACTTCTTTTACATTCATGTCCTTTTATCGTATGAGGTTGGTCTGCTCTCTTGTCTTTGTCTTTAGTACACTTTACCCCAAGTGATCTAAGCACATAGGCTAAATCATCAACAAGTTTTTCAGAAGTGTTACTAAACTCTATACTACCGTGTGTATTTATACTTCCATCTGTATCAAGTAATCCTCTTACTAACTCCATTCTTTGTTTTACAGACCCATATTTATACTCTTCTGGTATAAACTTATCTTTACAAGTAACATTAATACCTATTTTACATATGGTTCTTTTAAAAGGATTAGCTCCAAACTTATCAATAATGTATTTATCTTTACCTCTATAAACTATAGTATGATTATTAGTAGTACTTTTATCATGTTTAATCTCATAGTCAGGTAATAGGTTTTTAAATCTATCAAGTATTTCTTGATCTTCTGTAGCTATTTTTAAAGTACCTGTAGTACAAGTACCATCTCCTAACATTGCTCCTACTAAATAAGGATGTACCAGCAACTCTTTTTCAGGGTATTGTACTGGTTCTATTTTAGGGAGTCTCCATTTATAAGTATAACCTGATTTTTTATGCTTGTATTTTAACTTACTAGAAATTAGTTCTTTAGTAGTTAAAGTTCTAATTTTACCAGTAGACATATATTCAAAAGACCATTGATGATCTAGTCCACATTCTACTGTTCTGCCATCTGTAAATTCTAACTCATATACGTCTTTTATTCCTTGAGGAAATACATCAACTACATTTGTTAACTTACCATCTCTGCCATATACTTTATCTCCTACTTTAATTTCTCCTATAGGTTTTTCTCCACCTTTTACCATAACTGATTGATAGTCAGGCATTTCTTTACCGCCACCTCTGGCCCCGAGCACAACTACGTTCTTAGCATCATTATTATATAATGGTTTACCTACAGGCTTATCATGTAATCTAAATACATTCTCATAAGGTTCTATAAACTCTTTAAAGTTACCATTAGATTGATACAAGCATAACTCACTATCGTCTGGTATACCTTGTTTCTTTGCATTAAAGACTCTGTAATCAGAAGTATACTTGTCGTCTTCATTAAAGCCAGAAAAACCTCTGGCTATAAGCATATTGTAACTATAATGCCATTCTAAGTCTCTTATGAGAGGTCTTATAAGTTTACCGTGTGTTTTATTAACTTTATCTACATCAGGTATTCTGGTATAGTGATGATAAAATCCAAGATTACCTCTGCCATATCTCCATTTACCAAAGTCTTCAAACCACACACCTTCTATACACTTCTTCTTCATTTCACGCCAAAAGCTTAGCCATCTTGGATCATCAGGATGAATAAGCTGTGGTTCAAACTGTATAAGGAACCTTGATAAATCTTCTATTTTAATCCACTTGTTTATAGCTCTTTCTTTTCAGATTTAGTTAATCGTCTGCCACCTCTTGCAGTAGCAGAAGTTTTTCCTTTAATAAACTTATCTTCTATCTTTTCATACTGTTTATATATAGCTTCTGTGTTCTTTCTAATAGTCTCTAACTGTGTAGCTGTACCTTTAACATTAACAGCATATTTCTTTCCTTTATCATCCTGATCTACAATAGTATGATCGAGTGTAATAGGAGTGTCTTTAATAAATCTGGCCCTTAGTTTTAACTGCTCCTTTTCTTCTTTAAAAGCTCTTTCTACTGTATCCATACAATCAAAAGGATAACTTTCAAGACATTCTTTAACAAGTTCATCATCCCAGTCGATGTCTACATACTGCTCTTTAATTACATTTCTTCTATACTCCTCATCCATTCTAAAGAAAGGATTAGCTTCTTCGTCTGGTTCACACATTAGAAAAATAGCAATCATATACTTAGACGATAACTCCTGAGAGTATTCTTTATACAGCTTATTATACGGAGGGTGTATTTTAAGCCAAGGATTTAACTCCCAGAAGTCATCATCTGGATTGATCGGTTTATTTAGTTTAGCAAAAGCCATTTGTTTACTTTAGTGTAAGCAGATACTTTGTCTTGTTTACCAGATTCTTAATATCTATTAGAATATCCTGACAATCAGGACTAGCTCCTTGTATGTAAACATCCAGAAAATCAGCTAGTTCCTGCATATACTGTACAGGGTTATCTTTATCCAGACTAATACTTTTAGGTATTTCAGGAAGCTTTTTATATTTACCAATAAAAGCTTCGGCAAGCTTGTCTAATAATCCTGTAAGACTGTCATAAAACCCACCAAGAGCCATGTGCTCTGCATAACTACTAGTTCTAAGATGCCAGTAGTGTGTAATAATTTGTGCTTGAAAAAGCTTTGATAGAATATCTGTTACCATTTTGATAGTGGGCATTTTGATTTGAGGCTAAGAGTTTTAGCAGACAAATTACATCCACATCCCTTTTTAGTCTCAAGTGTTTTTACATTAATTCCTTCTTTGTTTCTAGAGCAGGAATTATTTACTCTCATAGTGCATGTAGTACAATGAGCTAACCTGTACTCTGCTATTTCTTTAGTGTCTTGATCTAGTTTACCTAACTTATCAAGTGTCAAGTTAGCCCAACCTTCAATTATTTCTTTGACCATAATACTGGAATTTTAACATCTACAGACCATTGTTCAAGTGTTCTTAGGTCTTTACCTACAGTATACATTCTGTGTTTATTATCAGAATATGACAAACTAATACCAGCTTGTTGAGGTACATAGGTGTCAAACGTACTATAAAGACCTATATAAGCTTTGGGTCTGTCTGAGTTTTTTATAATTAAATTGTCTCTTGTTCTGTATATAATTCTTGTACGTGGTATAAACTCTATTGTCTCTTTGTTCTGAACAAACATTTGATCGTGTCTTTCTATCTGTCCTTTATAAAATATGTTACCATACACACTGTAACTAGAGTCTTGGTAATGTTCTTCATAAGTCATCATATCCTGACTAGTAACAGTAGTATCTATATACACTATTCTTTCTACAGTATCTCTAAGTCTTTTTATAATAACACGTTCTATCTGAACTGTGTCTGATACATTTATAGTATCAGTCTGACACTCTACAATAGTCTCTGTTTGTCTAATTACTTTAGGTTCAGAACAACCTCTAACTAATAAAAGAGTAGCTACTATTGCTACAGCAGCTACTCCTATGTGACTTAATATTTCTTTCATGCCTTGAGTGCATAACGTAGAGTAGCAGCTAGTTCTTCAAGAAAACAAGCAGCATTATTTAGAAAATCATCTGCTTTACCTGGTGTTGTAGTATTATAAGCTTCGAGTACAGCCATAGCTTCTTTAACTTTGTTAGCGTCCATTGTTTTATTTTATTTAAGTTGTCCAAGAATATCATGATTATCTACAAGTAGATAACCATAATGTTTATTTTTCATATCAGTAGGTGGCTCTAACTCTGTCCACTCTGGTAACATAAAAGCATTTGGCATGTGAAAGGGTACTTCTATATTATCCCGTCTTGCAATTGTAGAGCTTTTAGGTATAATAACATTATCCCCTTTCTTATACTTTTCAAAGCCATCTGGTACAGAAATAACAACTGCTTCTACTGAATAAGGATATGGAGAATCTTGTACTTCTTTAATACCAATACCTGATTGTGTCTTAATAGCAATAGGAATGCTAGGTTTAATTGCAAGCCCTGACTTAGATATAGTATACTCAAGTACTTTACACCTAATTAGTAGTTTTCGATTAGGAATAAACTTAACGTAATCTTTATCAAGCTTATTGATTGCTTTATTGTACTTTTCTCTTTCCTGTTTGTCTTGTTCAAAATTACTGTCCATAGTACCTACCAGTTTAGTTTCTTCTGGGACAAATAAGCCAGAGTCTCGTTTAGTTGATTTATAATCTCCAGCAAATTCTTTCATGCTAGTTTTTCCTTTTGGTTTGATTTTCATGTCTTCTGAAAAAATAGTTATAGTAATTAAATTGTTTAAGTTGCTCCCATACTTTCTGTAAGTAATCTATTCTAATGTTCTTTTGTGCAATATACTTATTATTTTTAGAATACTTTAATCTCCACCTGGAATCATGTATATCTTTCTCTATTCTGTTAGGCATAAACCTCACTGTAAAACAACTAGTAATCTGTATCTTTTCCCCTACCATTAAAGGATTTCTAAGGTAGTAAATTAAAGTCTCATACATATTCTCTACTACAAACCTTACTAACTGTACAGGTAAATCTAACTCATCAGCAGTTTTTCTGTATATGTCTTCTGGTTTCATGCTCCGATTGTCAATGGGAATGTAAACTCAATCTTAGGATTTTTCTTAACAAACTTCTGTAGTTTAACCAGTGCTGTACTAGGAATGTTACTTTGTTTGTCTATAAGCCCTCTTGCTTTTAAAGATTGTTTAAGCCTTGTTACCTCAGAGTTAGAAATACCTACAACTTCTTTAAGTTGTTTACTATTAGGACTTGAAAAGTAATCTACTTCTACATCACCAGCTAGTATAAAGCTAAGTACATCTTCTTCTCTTGTGTTTAGCTTTACTCCTACTGTAGATAGCAGCCTGAGATAAATTCTCCAAAAGTCTCTTTCTTTTGCCAGATCATAATGCTTCTTTGCATTGTCTCCTATCTGACTGGTCATTATGTTTAAAACCATTAGTCTAAGTTGATTTAAAAGTTTAGAGGCAGGTTTATAGATTCGTAAAACACCCTGCCTCTCTGACATAACTTGTTTATATGTATGCAAAGATACATAGAATTAAATTAAAGTCAAGGTACTATAAATAAAAAAGACAGTTCTTATTGTAGAAATCTGGATTATACCTTAGATGTATTTCTATAATCTTATCCCCTATGTACTCTACATTAACATTACTATACTTTTCTATAAAGTAATCAAGAAGCTTATTAGTCTTAGGTATAATGTTGTCTCTTTCCCATAGTTTAAATTCAAGATTACTTTTAATTGCTTTTACAGTAAACAAATGCTTACCATTCTCATAATCTACAGACCTGTGTACACCTTCAAAGTATTCCTGATAGAAATAACCAGGTGGTATATTACAACTTTCAGGTGTAAGAAACTGCTTGGTAGCAAATGCACCAAGCCCTCTAAGATTAGTTATAGGTTTTACTATATACCAACCATGTCTGTCTACTGGTATACCTGCTGGATTACACCTATAGTTAAGTTTCTTACTCAAGATAAGCTTATCATATACCCACAAGTCTTCCAGTTGAATACTATTGTACACATCTATATCAGTCATAGTTGTTCACATTTAACGTTATTAGATAATAGATACTCTAGCCCACACATTTCATTCCTATAGTTTTTACTGTATACCACCTTTGTTATACCCTTCTGTACTATAAAAGGAGCACATTTAATACACGGGCTAAGTGTTAAGTAAATAGTACTGTCTTTCAGATCGTTAGTAGTAGCATTTAGAATAGCATTTAATTCAGCATGTATTACTGTAGGCTTAGTTACATTATTCTCTTCACACTCATTACAAGTACCTCTAGGAGTTCCATTATACCCTGTAGCAATTATTCTCTTGTCTTTCACAATAACAGCCCCTACTTTAGCTCGTTCACACTTGCTATTTGTAGCCACTACTTTGGCTATTTGCATCAACGATATATCAGTCATCTCGTTATAATTTGTTAAATTTACAGTATAAAATATAAAAAGATATGAAAAGTTACGATTACGAAACTACGGTAAAATTACGACATGACCAACAAGCAGCCATTGTAGATCACTCTACAGGAGATGTAAAACTAGTAGAACACAAGACACCAACCAATACAAATCTGGAGTATCATAATAAAGGGGAAGTATTCAAAAAAGTTTATCCTAAAGCATGGTTATTATTAGAAACACAAACAACATCCAAAGAGTTTATGGTTGCTTATAAATTAGGCATGATGGCTAAAGCTTATACAAATAGTCTGGAACCACTTAGACCAGAATTGACTAACACTATTCTGGCAGAAGAACTGGGAGTTCATAGAAAACAAATCAGACAAATACTAGACAAACTTTTAAAGCTGGGAGTAATAGCAAAATTTGAAGTGGGAGAACAAGTTTCAGACTCTGTTTCAGAACTAAAAAAATATTGGATATTTAACCCCTATTTATCCTTTAATGGAAA